GCCGCCGCTGTACCGTTTCAAACAGCTCCTTGTCAATGATGGCGGGAATACCATTTTCAATGACAATATCTTTGTAGGTGTAAGTGCCGATGTAGCGAGTATTACGGAACATGGCCTTAAAGCTGCTACGGTTGAACTCTGTGTTTTTAGCAGTCTTATATCCGGCAGAATTGAACTTTCGGCAAATGTCAGCTACGCTTTCGCCGTTGGCGTAAAGAGAGAACGCTTCTTGAACGATGTGAGCGGTGTCAGGGTCAACGACCAGCTTATGATTTTCCACTTTGTATCCGAGGGGGATATGACCGCCTACGCTGTGGCACTTCAAGGCAGACTCACGCATACCTCTCGTGACCTTCTGTGACAGCTCGGCAGAGAAAAACTCAGCCATACCCTCTAACACAGATTCCAAGATGATACTCTCAGGGCTGTCGGTGAGGTGTTCTGTGGCGGAGAGGACTTTCACGCCGTTCTTCCGCAGACGCATTTTCATAATCGCACTGTCATTTCGGTTACGAGCAAAACGGTCGAGCTTCCAGACGATGACATATTCCCAATTCTGCTTTGCACTATCCGAAATCATTTCCATGAGGTGAACCCGCTTTTCCACATCTTTACGAGCGGTCGTTGCTCGATCAACATAGATTGCCACAATGCGGTAGTGATTTGCTTTGCAAAAGGTACGGCAGTCACGAAGCTGCCCTTCAATGGATTGGTCACTTTGGCCTGTGGAGCTATACCGAAGGTAGATAGCAACATTTTGATCTCCATTGTAGAGTGTATATGGGTCTTCCTGAAATTGAGAGATTTCTTCCTCTGTCAGACAGGAGAGGTCGATTGGAAATTTTTTCATGCAAATCTCCTTTTTAACTCCATGACTCTACCGACAAAGCGCAATCGTCCAATTTCAACACCACCAAAAACACGGGGAGGATAGTGTGGATTAAAAGAGCGAAGGGTCACAGTATCTTCATCAATACTGATTTTCTTAACAAATCCTTCTTCGTCATCAACAATGACAACCATAAGAGTATCTGTTTCAGGAGGTGTGTCCTTTTTAACCAGCACTAAATCGTGATCGTCTAAGACTGGCGACATACTATCTCCGTCCACTTGCAACCAGAAACAATCGTCACAGTCATATTCGGGGTCAACCTGTTCATATCCCAATGCTTCTTGCTGAGCGATGACACCTTTTCCTGCGGACGCATGACCGAAAATAGGTCGTTTGCAATTTTTTTCATAAGGTTCTGTGGTCAAACCAACAGAGGACAAGTGAAAGAGAGGGTCGTCAGTTTCGCCTTTCAAATACTCAGCCGTTGTTCCAAGATTGATAGCGAGAGTTTTCAAATCTTCATCTGAAATCATGCGGTCAGGCTTTTTATCTACATCATTCAAATAATACTTGGGACGGTCGATAAGTTTGCAAATATAGGTGACGCTTTTCCCTTGTTGTTTGGCTAAATCTCTAATACGGCTTGTATTCATAAATACCTCCTTCAAAAATATCCTACTTTTTTAGGATTTTCTATTGACAATCCTACAAAGGTAGGATATACTTTGGATTGTGAACAAGAGATTTTGACAACAAAAACCCGACCCCCGAAAGGTTTTCTTTTTTCGGCGGTTGCTGTGGTCAATGGTTTAATTGTCTGGCAAGTAAATTGTACCATTACGCCCACTGGTTGTCAATAAATATTGTTCTCAATTCAAAGAAAGGAGAGGTTTTGTGAAAGAGCGTGAGAAAATTCGCTATCGCCTGAGCATCAATCACCTGTCGTTTGCATGGCTGATTGATATGCTCCGAAAGCGGGGTATTGAAACGAACGGCCCTGTCCTGAGTGCAATTCTCGCAGGGACTCGTAACGGCCCTTCTGTGGACAAGATCATCGCTGAGTCTATCGACATTCTGGACTGGTACGAGCGGCAGATCGGCGGTGTGTCATGAGCGACAGTGCATTTGCCCCGGAAGTGCGAGGACAGGCCAAAGCGTTCAGCTCACTCCTTGCTCGATCTGTCCGAGAGTTTTTCAAGGACGAAGGGAACCGCAAGCAGTTCGAGAGCTGGTACGAGCAGAAGTACGGAACACCGTATCAATGGAAACCTATGGTTTGGAGGAACAGATAATGAAAAAGGTATTTGGAGTATTGGCATTTCTCTCGTTTTTCTACCTGTTGGGTGTGGTTGGTGCGGTAGAGCAAGACACGATGGCTCTCGGTACAGGCATGGTGCGTATGGGTATCGGCCTTGGCTGCTTCTGGCTGTTCTGTGAGCTGTCTGGTGCGTTTTATCCTGCCCCGCCGAGAAAAAGAAAAAGCCGCTGACGGAACTGGTACTTCCATCAACGGCAAGCGTAAAAGCTCAATCTGATTATATCAGAACCTATCATTTTGTAAAGGAGAATTTTATGAATAGCACGATTGCGAAACTCGCTGACGAGTTCGAGAAGATGGAGAAAACCATCGCTTCTCAGAAGAAGATGATCGAAACCCTCATGCCTACGGGCTATGTCGATACCGATACCGTCAAACTTCACCTCAACTCCGTATATGGTGTCATGTTCGGCGGTCGCCCTTCCCCGAAGCGCTGTAAGTTGGAGGACTGTTCTTGGGACGAGATCAATATGTATTCCTCCTTCGGTCTTGCTGACAAGATGTTCGAGGTCGGTGACACCAAGAAATTCCGTCTGGCTGATGGCTCCTACCTGACTGCCCGTATCATCGGGTTCAACCATGACTACGCTGAGGACGGTAGTCTGACCCATATCACCTTTGAAACCGTGGAAACCCTTGACGGTGACATTCCCATGAATGAGAAATCTACCAACGAGGGCGGCTGGGACGCTTCTTATCTCCGTGCCAAGCTCAACGGCAACTTCTTCGAGAAGCAACTTCCCGCTGATCTGAAAGCGGTCATCAAGCCCGTGGTGAAGATCACCGCAAAGAGCGGCAAAAACGAAATGCTGGTTCCTTCCGTTGACAAGCTGTTCGTTCTTTCTGAGCAGGAGGTCTTCGGTCGCAAGATTTATTCCTGCGGTGGTGAGGGTAAGTGGTACGAGTGGTACAAGCGGGAGAATACGCCCTATGGCAAGTGCAAGCAGAATGGTGAGAGGAATTGGAGATGGGAGCGTTCTCCTTATTCCGGCTACACCGACACCTTCTGTTATGTGAGCAGCGACGGCGACGCCTACGGTGACTACGCCAGCTCCTCCCCCCGTGGCGTGTCCTTCGGCTTCTGCATTTGATCGGGTATCTCGTAAATCCCGCCCCGGTGAAAGGAGTGAAAACATGAATGTCAATCGCAAGGTTGGCACTGGTTTTGAAAGAGACTTATGCCTGAGCCTGTCGGGGTGTGGCTTTTGGGCGCACAATCTCGCTCAGAACAGTCAAGGTCAGCCGTTCGATGTGATTGCGGCTCGAAACGGTGTCAGCTATCCCATTGACTGTAAGGATTGTTCCAAGAACATTTTCAAGATGGAGCGTATCGAAGAAAACCAGTTTTCCGCTATGTCCCTTTGGGAAGAAACGGGAAACGGAGAGGGTTGGTTCGCTCTCCGAATGATGAACGGCGCTGTCTACTTCCTGTCCTTCACGGTGATACGCAACCTATTCTTGATGAAGACCGTCCTTTCTGCGTCTGAAATCAAACAGTTCGGTATCACTCTCGGAGAGTGGGTGTCCCAATGCAAGTAACTGTTGGCAATCAGCTCCGAATTGAGAACCCGTCTGAGCAGTTGCTTACATGGTGCAAGAAGCAGCTTATCCTTCCTAATCCTGAGTACGCCAAGAAAGTCCGTATGCACTTTTGGGTCGGCAACACCCCTGAGAAGTTGTACCTGTTTCAATGGGACGGTGACACGCTGGTTCTTCCTTATGGTTGTCTGAATGATGTGTTGGCGATGGACGATTGTCACATGAAGGTCAATCTTCCTACACCGACCGAGGTGGACTTCGGTTGCACTATTCCGCTCTATGACTACCAAGTGGAGGCCAAGGAAGCCCTGATAACTGCCTACTACGGTATTCTTCAAGCCCCTGCGGGGTGCGGTAAGACACAGATTGGAATTGCTGTTGCGGCAGATACAGGTCGAAGGACACTCTGGCTGACCCATACACGGGATTTGCTCGTACAGAGCAAAAGCCGAGCGGAGCAGTACATGAGTCCTTCTCTGACTGGCACGATCACCGAAGGTAGGGTTCAAATCGGCAAGGCAATCACTTTCGCAACGGTACAGACCATGTGCAACCTCGATCTGAGCCAGTACCGTGATGTTTGGGATTGTATCATCGTGGACGAGTGTCATCGTGTAGCCGGAACCCCGACCGCCATGACGCAGTTCTCAAAGGTGCTGAACGCTCTGGCAGCTCGACACAAGTACGGATTGTCCGCTACGGTTCATAGGGCAGACGGCATGATTGCCGCCACCTACGCTCTGCTGGGCGGGATTGCCTATCAAGTGCCGGAGGAAGCGGTGAAAGACAAGATCATGACCGTCAGCGTTCTACCCCGTGCCACTCACCAAGGACTCAGCCGTGAGTTCTTGGACACGGACGGTACAATCATCTATGCGAAAATGGTTAATTTCCTCGCTGATAGGTATGACCGTAACGAGTTAATTGCCGCTGATCTGGTCGAGAACCAAGATCATTACAATCTCATTCTTTCCGACCGTCTGAACCATCTGGAATATCTGATGAACCACCTTCCTCGGCAGTTAAGGGAACAGGCCGTCATGATTGATGGAAAGATGACCACGAAGAAAGCCAAGGCTCTCCGAGAGCAGGCTATTGAGGAAATGCGGCAGGGACGCAAGCGGTATCTGTTCGCTACCTACTCTCTGGCGAAAGAGGGGCTGGACATTCCCCGGCTCGACCGGCTGTACCTGACTACGCCGCAAAAGGACTACGCTGTGATAACTCAGAGCATTGGTCGTATCGCTCGTACCTTCGAGGGAAAGGGAGAACCTATCGCCTATGATTATGTGGACGATGGTATCCAATATCTCGTGCGAAGCTATAAGAAGCGGTGTACCACCTACCGGAAAGCGGGGTGCAAGTTCATTGACGGAGAGAACTGATATAAAGGTTCTCGTTGCCTGCGAGGAAAGTCAAGCTGTCTGTATTGCGTTTCGGCGTTTGGGGTATGAAGCCTACTCCTGTGACATTCAGGAGTGCTCAGGTGGACACCCGGAATGGCACATTAAAGTGGACGCTCTACTGTTACTCGGACGGTATCTGGTTTTCAAAACCGAAGACGGAAAAGCTCATTATGTTGAGCGGTGGGATTTGATAATTGCTCACCCGCCTTGCACTTTCATGAGTAATGCGGGAGCGTGTCGAATGTATCCTCGTAAGGGTCAAATTGATAAAGCTCGATTCCAAAAGGCGATGGAAGCTAAAGCGTTTTTCCTTCGATTTCTAAATGCTGACTGTGATCGAGTGGCTATTGAGAACCCCCGCCCTCTCAAAATCGTTGAATTGCCAAAAGAAGATCAGCGAATACAGCCATATCAATTTGGCGACCCGTGGAGTAAACTCACCTATCTTTGGCTGAAAAATCTTCCGCCGTTGGTTTACACCAATGTTCTTACAGAATGGAAGCCCTTTGTTCCTGCCGGAACAGGCCGCAAGGCGGGGGGGGACAGCTACGGGGCGAGGATACCTCACAATTCAAAAGCCCGTTCAAAAACATTCCCCGGTATTGCGAACGCTATGGCGCAACAATGGGGTGCAGTATTAGGAGGTGATACCGCTGAACCTTGAACCATTCATTTTCGACTGCGAGGTGTTTGCCTACGATTGGCTTTTTGTCTTCAAAAACAAGGTCACGGGGGAATACACCGAGATTTGGAATGATAATGAAGCGGTCGAACAGTTCATGACCCAAGAACCCCTGTTGGCAGGGTTCAACAATAAGCACTATGACCAATTCATTCTGAAAGCGGTTCTCTCAGGTTTCACGCCGGAGGAAATCAAGGCGGTCAACGATTTTATCATCGTTGGTGGTCACGAGGGCTGGGAGTACGCCCCTCTCCGTGACTGCGGGATTTTCTTCGACCAATACGATCTGATGGACGATTGCCAGATGGGTTTGTCCCTGAAAGCAATCGAAGCGCACCTCGGAATGGACATTCGTGAAACCACCGTTCCGTTCAACATCGACCGCCCTCTGACTGAGGACGAGAAGCAAGAGGTCGAGTTCTACTGCCGACACGATGTTGACGCAACCGACAGGCTGGACGATCTTCGTCAAGGCTACCTGTCCAGCAAGCTCACGCTGGGTCGTGAAAAGGGGCTGTATCCCGCAAAAGCCCTCTACATGACCAACGCCAAGCTGACCGCTGCTTACCTTGACGCAGAGCAGAAACCGCACTATGACGAGCGGGAATACCAGTATCCGCCGAAGCTGCTTCGTCAGTACATTCCGCAGGAAGTGTTCGACTTCTTCGAACGGTTGAAGGATAAGAGTATTCCTGACGAAGTGGTGTTCAAGGAAAAACTCGATCTGATGGTAGGCGGCTGTCCTTGCACCATCGCCTACGGTGGTATTCACGGGGCTATCCCATGTTACCGAGAGGAAGCCACGGAAACCCGCTCTATCCGCAACAAAGATGTTGCAAGTTACTATCCACACCAGATGACCTTGAACGGTTATTGTAGCCGAAATATCCCCTCTCCCGATGTGTATGCCGCTACCATTGAGCGGCGTGTTAAAGCAAAGAGAGCTGGTGATAAGGCTACGGCAAACGCTTTGAAGCTGGTGCTGAACACCACCTACGGCGCTATGCTGAACCGCTACAATGACCTGTATGACCCGCTCATGGGGCGCTCGGTCTGTATCTCAGGCCAGTTGCAGTTGCTCGAAATGGCGGAACATCTTGTTCAGGATTGCTCCACTTTGAAGATCATTCAGCTCAACACCGATGGTATCATGGTCAGCCTTGATGACTGCGATGTTCCCGTGTATCAGGAAATCACGCAGGAGTGGCAGGACAGAACCGGCTTTGAGTTAGAGGAAGACCTTATCAAGATGATCTGTCAGAAAGATGTGAACAATTATGTCGAAGTTCCCTTCGAGGGCGACCCTAAAATCAAGGGCGGCGTTCTCGTTCGGGGGATTGCCCCGGCAGGAGCGTTCAACATCAACAATAACGCTTGCGTGGTTGCCAAGGCGGTCAAGGATTATCTGGCCTACGGTATCCCGGTCGAAGATACCATCATGAGCTGCGACCGCCTGCTGGACTTCCAGTTGGTCGCCAAGGCCGGGAGCAAGTATGGTGACGCTCTCCATGAGGTAGACGGTCAGATGGAGGTCGTACAGAAGGTCAACCGGGTATATGCCACGGAAGACCATCGGTGCGGAACCCTCTACAAAATCCACCTTGGCACTGGCAATCCCGTCAAGATTGCTGGACTCCCCGCAAAATGTGTCGTAGACAACGACAATCACCTGACGATTGATGTGGTTGACCGTGACTGGTATATCCGGCTGGCACGGCGTTATGTTCGAGATTTCCTCGGAGAGAAGCCACCCAAGCGAAATACCCGCAGAGTCAATTCCATCAAGAAAAAATTATTAGAAATGTTAGAGGTATAAATATGGCTACTACCAAGAAAGCCGCTGAGACTGCGGCGGTGGATTATTCCACCATGAATGTGTTCAAGAAGTTGCAGCTTGCCCGTGTGCGTTTCCTCGAAGCTGGCGTGGACAAGAGCGGCAAGCACATGAAGCTCGAATATAAGTATTTCGAGCTGGCAGACATTGTTCCCAAGGCCGAGCAGATTTTCCTTGAAATCGGTCTGATGATGGTTCCGTCCATGTACGGCGACAAAGCGACCGCTCGTGTCTACAATGTCGATGACCGTGAGGACTTCATTGACTTTGTTGCACCGTACACCCCCATCGCCCCCATCGTGTCCAACGCTGGCAATCAGGTCACAAACGAAATGCAGGCGACCGGCAGCTCCATCACCTACATTCGCCGCTACCTGTGGCAGCTCGTTTTGGACATTGTGGAGCATGACAGTATCGACAGCGGCGAGTTTGACACAACTCCCGCACCCGCTCCCACCGTCACGAAGAAACCCCCTGTGACCACTGAACAGCGTCAGGAAATCAAGAAGGAACTGACCAGCGCTCCTGCTGGTGCGGCTACCGAGGAACAGGTCGGTACGCTGAAAAGTCTGCTGAAAAAGCTCATGGATATTGACGCAGAGCAGGAACAGTTCGTGCAAACCATCGCCATGAAGACCGAGGGCTTTTCCAAGATCGAAGCCGACAAGTGTGACGCTCTGATTGAGGGCGTGAACAATATGCTGGCTGGCTACGAAATGAAGGCGGCGAAGGAGGGCTAAGGCATGATTGAAATTGATTGCCGTAAGTGCGTCAACGCAGACTTGGAAGCGGATTGCTGTAAGCTCTACGGTAACAATCCTGATACTGCCGTTCGGGAATGTGCCGCTGATGAATTTGTGAATTATAAGGAGGTAGACAAAAATGGAATGGCTTGACGGTAACAAAATCCAGATTATCCCTCCCAAGCGTCCGAAGAAGCTGACCGGTACTCGCTTCGCCACTATCCTCGGTCTGAACCCGTGGTCTACACCGTTCGAGATTTGGTGCGAAGTGACCCGCACCTATCAGAAGCCTTTCGAGGACACGATCTACACCATCGCTGGTAAGACCATCGAGCCTAAGCAGGCTGAGTACATGAAGCAGACCTACTTCATGAGCAATCTGGTCACACCGACCGACATTTGGGGTAAAGACTACTTCCGTCAGACCTACGGTGACTTCTTTAGGGAAAGCCCCGTTCTCGGCGGTATGTGGGACTACTTGCTCTATGGCAAAGATGGTAAGCCCACCACCGTCCTCGAAATGAAGACCTCCAAGCGTGTCGAGGACTGGAAGAATGATATTCCTGAGTATTACGCTTTGCAGGCGGCGTTGTACGCTTACCTTCTCGGCGTGGACGAGGTTATCATGGTTGCTTCCTTCCTCGAACCCAAGGATTACGACAATCCTGAGAAGTTCGTGTGCAGCGGTGAGAACACCATCACCCGTCCCTTCAAGGTGTCCGAGCGGTATCCTGACTTCGAGAAGAAGTATGTGAAGCCTGCCTTGAAATGGTGGAAGGACTATGTGGAGAGCGGCATTTCCCCCGCCTTTGACGAGCGCAAGGACGCCGAAATCCTGAAAGCTCTCCGCACCAACAACCTGTCTCCTGAAACGGACATGGCGGCGCTGGTCAAGGAAGCCGAAGACCTGAAAGCCAAGCTGGACGCTCACGCTGCTGAGGTGGCTGAGGACGAGAAGCGGTACAAGGTCTTGACCGACATGATTAAGAAAGCCGCAATCGCTCAGTTCCGTGACGGTGACAAGAAGGTGTCTATCGCTGGCTCTGCCTATAATTGGGAAGTCAGCCGTACTTCCACCACGAAGATCGACAAGGACGCTATGAAAGCGGACGGTATTCTGGCGAAGTACACGACCACCGAGGACAGCTACCGCATTTCCCCGAAAGCCTTGAAAGAAGGTGCGTGAAGTGGCACAGAGTATGCAGAGATTGAGCAAAGATGATTTGCTCAAACTTCTCGACCAGTATGCCGATGACGATTTTGTTGGGGTTTTGTTCACAGCAGCTCGTGATATTCACTCCGACCAGTCCACCATCTTCGTATTCTATGACAAAGTAACGGAGGTTTAATTATGAAATTTTCCAAGTTCGTGAAGTCCCTCGCCCCTGATGGCGGCGCTATCTACGAGTACATGGACGAACGCTGGCTTGCTTCCCCGTCCGTACTTATGCTCATTCCCGATGGTATCCGCAGCGTGACCGGGTACAGCAACGAGAAAATGCCTGACGGCATTGGTCGCCTGATTTCTCAGGTCGGTTGCACCGAGTACGCCACGCTGGTCAAGGCGGTCATGCCTGAGCCGGACGGCGCAATCAAGGATTGTGTCCGTATCTTCGCCACGCAGGATAGCACCATGACCCTTCCCATCACCAATGATGACTGGTCGCTGATCGAGAAGTCTGACTTCTGCGAAATTCTGTACGCTTACGATCTGGAAAGCGACAAGAGCGTACCGAAAGCCCTGCTGGTCAAGCAGTACGCCAAGTACCCCGATGACGAAGACCAGTTGGTTGGTATCATCTTCCCCTGCGAGTACACAGAACAGCTCAATTTCTACACCATGAAGGAGGACAAAAACAATGGCTAAAATCGGACTCACCGAGGGTTTTACCCTCATTCCCGAAGGTACTCATGTCTTTCAGATTACCGATGTGAAGTACAAGGAAGACTTCGGCAAGCTGGAAGTCTATATGCAGACGCAGACCGGCAGTAAACACATCGAGCGCTTCTCTCTGCTGAAATCCGATGGCTCTCCCAACGAGGGTGCATACAACGCTTTCAGCTACTTCGCCAAGACCGCCCTCGGCAATTTCGATCTGACCGAGATCGACCACACTGACCTGATTGGTCACTTCATCGAGTGCGATGTGGAACATGATGTTCAGGAGAACAAGAAGAAGCCCGGACAGAACATTACCTTCGTCCGTCTGGCCGATAAGCGCCCCTCTGAGGGCTGGGGCGGCTCCGGTAATACGGTTGCTACCCCTACCACTAAAACCGCTCCTGCGGCTTCTCAGACCGCTCCTAAGACCCCGATGGATTTGGCAGCTCTCCTTGGCTGATGCCGAGTGCGAGGGAGGGCTAATTTGAAAGGCTCTCCCTCGCCAATGGTATGTTGAAAACTATGTTGAAAGTGAGGATAAGCTACAATGGCAGAAGCCTATATTTGTTCACTCTCCAAGGTTCAGCGTCATGCTGAAATCTGCAAAGAGATCAACAAGCTCTATGAGCAGAAGAACCATGACTACGGTGACAGCTTCCACCAGACCTTCGTGGAAGAAGGAATGGCGATGGCTCGTATCCGGTTGGGAGATAAGTTCAGCCGCTTTAAGACCCTCTCTCGTGGCGGTGAGCAGAAGGTCAATGACGAGTCTATCCGGGATACTCTGATTGACCTCGCTAACTACGCCATTATGACGGTGCTGGAAATGGAGGTAGCGGAAGATGTTGCAGATTAAAACCATTCGGAACCGTCTGGACAATCCCACCCTCTTTGACGATGAAGTAAATACGGCTCTGCGTGATGGGTGGACTCTGAAAAAGAGAACCGTTCTGCGACCTATCAGCCAGCACGATACCACTTACACTCACATGATGTTGTACGCAGAGTTGGAGAAGGAGGTCGCTGATGACACTGAATGAATATCAGGTACTCGCCTATCGAACGACCAACCATGAGCTGACCAATCAGGGTCTTATCGAAAATGGGGTCATGGGTCTATGTGGCGAAGCGGGTGAGTGTATCGACCTCGTGAAAAAATCTTTGTTTCAGGGTCACGACCTTGACCGTGAAAAGCTCATTGACGAGCTGGGCGATGTTCTCTGGTACGCCGCACAGTTGGCAACCGGATTAGATGTGGGCTTAGATATTGTGGCACAGTACAACATCAATAAGCTCAAAGAGCGTTACCCTGACGGGTTCGACAGCGAAAAGAGTATTCACAGAAAGGAGTACGAAAATGCCTGACTGCTTCTCCAAGTCCGAAGTGACTGATTTCATGAACTTCATGAAGCTGCCTGACGGAACCTCTGTTGTTTCCGATGACATGATGGAGTACCTGATGGCTTACGGCTTCTTCACCGCCCCTGCTTCCACCAAGTATCACGGCAATTACGAGGGCGGTCTTCTGAACCACTCCCGCATGGTCACGGAGTACCTTCTGGCGCTCACTCAGGCCAATCACCTGATCTGGCGCAAGGCTCGTTCTCCCTTCATCGTGGGTATGTTCCATGACCTGTGCAAGATCGACCAATACCGCCACCCGGTAACAGGCCACATTGAAGAATTTAATGGTGGTTGTACGCCAATCTATGACGAACAGGCGTGGGAGTACAACCCCGACACCCTTCTGAAAGGTCACGGCGATAAGTCCGTCATGCTTCTCTCTCAGTTCTACACACTGACTGATGAAGAAATCATGTGTATCCGCTATCACATGGGTGCTTTCACCGACAAGTCCGAGTGGAATGACTACACCAGAGCAGTCAGCCAGTACCCGAATGTGCTGTGGACACACCAAGCCGATATGCTGGCAAGTCATGTTGCGGGGGTGTGAAGTATGTATATTCCAACGGTTTCTTTCGATTTCGATGGCGTAATTCATTCCTACCGAAGCGGGTGGAAGGGTGCCGCTGTTATCCCCGACCCTCCCGTAGAAGGGATTAAAGAGGTCATTGAACAACTCATAAGCGATGGTTTATGTGTGGTCATCTGTTCTTCTCGTGCGGAGTCCTTTGAAGGACAGGCGGCGATTGCTGAATGGCTGAAACACTACGGGTTCCCGATGGTGCAAATTCAAGCGAGAAAAGTTCCCTCCATCGTTCATGTCGATGACCGTACAATCTGTTTCGATGGCAGAGCAAATAACCTCTATGAACAGATTATCAACTTCAAACCTTGGTATGAAAGGGAGTCTGAAAGTGAAAATCATTGAACCTTCTGTGGAGCTTATCAACGCTCCCAATTATAAGACCCTTCTGACCACCATCGAAGCCGCAGGGCGCACTTGCTATAAGTCCGAGGATAAAATCACGGACGGAAGTGCAGAAAAGTTCGTCCGGGGCATTATCAAGCGTGGTCACGAAGCCGTCATTGAGCATGGCTTTCTTACTGTTCGCTTCGTCTGCGACCGGGGCGTGAGCCATGAGATTGTCCGTCACCGTCTGGCGGCGTTCTGTCAGGAGTCCACTCGGTACTGCAATTACGGCAAGGAGGGCTTCGGTGGCGAGATCACCGTCATTCGTCCCTCTACCTTCGCCAAGACCGACTCGACCTACCACATCTGGAAGCGGTCGTGTGAACACGCTGAGGTCGCCTACTTTGATCTGCTGAATGAGGGTTGCACCCCGCAGGAAGCACGGTCTGTCCTGCCGAACAGCTTGAAAACCGAGGTGGTCATGACCGCTGACCTCAGAGAGTGGCGACACTTCTGCCGTATGCGCTGCCCCGTAGCGGCTCACCCCGATATGCGGGTTGTTGCCAATATGCTCCTGACCCTGCTGAAACAGACCTATCCCGTCTTCTTCGAGGACATTGAGGTATGAGGATTAAGAAAGCTGGCGGCAAGGTGTTTGGTGCGGTCTTAACTGCCGCCGAGAGAAAAGCGATGGACATGGAAATCAATCGTCAGATCGTGGAAGCCGACAGGCGCTACGCCGATGACATTGACGCTATGGTGCTTTACACCCTCCATGTTCACCTCGGTTTCGGCAAGAAGCGCCTGCGGAAGTTCTATGACGCTTTCTCTGCCGAGCATGACCGCCTTATCCAGTATTATCAAATGCCGGACGATTACACATGGCTCTGCAAGGAGATGTTGAAGCGTATCGGCGTTGATGTTGAAGCATGGAACCGTGAAAGGAGAGAACCTAATGAAGCTGAAAAGTATTGACGGCAAAGTGCCGTATATCATGGCTGCTGGAAAGGACTTCGTGAAAGATGAAATGTCGCTGGCGGCGGCAGAGCAGATTTGTTCCCGTGGAACGCAGACCGCCAGCAAGCTCTTTCCCGGTTTCCCCATTTGCGTAGATGACAAGTTCTATTTTGCTGGAACCTCGACAAAGCCCAAGTCCAGCAAGTCTAATACCCCTTGCGAGGGCTGAGATTTTCGATCTTCCTGTGGTTCGTCACCATTGTCGCAGTCCTTTGTCTGAAATCACCCACGGTTGAGGTTGAAGAACCTTCTCCCATTGTCGAGGTGGTAGAGGTAGTCACCCCGGAGCCAGAACCGGAGGTGACACCTCAGCCGTGGACAGACGAGGAAGTGATTGTACTGGCGAAAATGCTATGGGGAGAAGCCAGAGGGGTCAGCTCGGACGCTGAGAAAGCCGCTTGTGTGTGGTGTGCGCTCAACCGTGTCGATCATGGCTACGGCGACATTATAACGGTCGTGACTACACCTAAACAATTCGTAGGGTACAACGAGGAAAACCCGGTCGATGACGGTTTGATTACTCTCTGTATAGATGTACTGACCCGCTGGTATGCAGAGAGAGAAGGTCAGGTTGAGGTTGGTCGTGTCCTCCCTGTGGACTACCTGTGGTTCTCTGGCGATGGTGAGAGAAACCACTTCCGCAACGCCTACCGTGGTGGTGATAGATGGGACTGGTCTTTACCGAGTCCGTATGAAAGCTGAGGTAAGCCTATGAGCTATTTGAATATACCCGCTGAACTCCGAGAGGAAAAGGCATGGGTCAATGTATGGGACGGGTCAAAGGTTCCCATGCAGGCCACCGTCAGAAAGGCGGCTTCTTCATCTAACCCGGATACATGGTCAAATTACATTGACGCTGAACACAATGTCCAGTACGGCTACTATGACGGTCTTGGCTATGTATTTCACGATACAGGGGTTGTAGGTATCGACATTGACGATGGCTTTACTGATGGTCTTCTAAACCCGCTGGCGGCTGATATTATTGGTCGTTGTCACTCCTACACGGAAAAGTCCCGGAGCGGGAGAGGGGTTCACATTCTCGTTCGTGGTGAGCTGCCCTTCAAGGGTAAGAACAACCGTGCCGCCGTGGAGATTTACAAGAGCAATCGATACTTCATCATGACCGGCGAGGTTTTGATCTTCTCCGAGATCGTTGAAAACCAGTCAGCGATTGACTATGTGATCGAGAAGTATTTTCCCGACACACCGAAGGAAAGTAGCTCAGGTACGGTCGCCCCTCAGCGTATCTATTCTCCCATCTACCGCCGCCCCGAAAATGGCAAGCTGCATTTGAAGCCCGAATACCCGCCTATCACACCGGGAAGCCGGAACCTCAGCCTGACTTCTCTGGCGGGTCAGCTTCATAACCAAGGATACACCAAAGCAGAGATTTACAAAGAGCTGTTGTACGCCAACTCCCAAGCCTGCAAGCCCCCTCTCCCGCAGTCCGAAGTCGAGTTAATTGTAAACTCTGTGACGAGGTATAGACGGTGAGTGCTATCAAGTGTTGTTACGGTTGCCCTGACAGGTACGCTGGCTGTCATGCGAAATGCGAGAAATACCAGTGTGAAAGAGAAGAACATGAGCGGCAGAAAGAGTTGGAAAAGCGCCAAAAGGCACGAGAGATAGACTACTATGACCGCTTCAAGTATTGGAGGTAATTATGAAACCTTATCAGCGTGGCGATGTTGTCATCATTGATGTTCCTATGCTTACCAACAGTCATATTCAGGCCGGTAAGCGTCCATGGGTAGTTGTGCAAAACAATGTCGGCAATCAGTTTTCTTCCACCAGTATTGTCGTTCCCCTGACCACTAAAATCAAGCGGCTCGAACTGCCAACCCATGTGGCTGTCACTTGGGGTTCTTTACAGCCGAGTATGGTTGAGTGTGAACAGGTGCGTGTCGTAGATGTGTCCGATGATTGGGAGTACATTTGCACTCTGCCGCCTGAGATCATGCGCCATGTGGACACAGCGTTGAAGAACGCTTTCTTCTATGGGGGGGGTGTAGACAGTGGAGAGTGAAAAGAAAATCTGTCCATTGTCTATGAGCTGCCCCGAAGACATTCCCCTCTGCCCCTGCCAGAAACAGCGCTGTGCATGGTGGGATGAAGACTCTCAGGACTGTGCCGCCGTGGTGCTGGCGAGAGCGATGAAGAAAAGGAAGTGAAACTATGGCTGATGAAATCACAACTGTCCCCGAAGAACAGGCTCTTTTCCAGCTTTCCAACGGTCGTTACATCATGGACGAAGCTCAGTCCAGAGTGATGTTTCAGATTAAGGAAGCACAGCCTGAGCATAGCCACCCAATCAGCGGTACGGGGTATTCGTGGGACGAGTCTGGCATGGCGGAGCTGTTCTCCGAGTGCTATAAAAACGATACCCGCTACTGCCCCGAAGCGAAAAGCTGGTTCACCTACTCCGAGGGCGCATGGCGTAAGGACACGGGTTCTCTGCTGGTAGCGGAGAAGATCAAAGAGTTCTGCCGCCTGATGGCTCTCTACTGCGGCGAGATCGCCAATGAAGAACGCCGCACCGAGTACATGAAGTTCATCGTAAAGATGGGCGACCGGCGCTTCCGTGATCGGCTGATGAAGGACGCTGCCAGTGTGCTTCCTATCGCTTCGGCGGAGTTTGACGCAAACCCCTACCTTATCAACTGCAAGAACGGAACTTTCGACCTCGAAAAGATGGAGTTCCGGGAACATGACTGGCGTGACTTCCTGACCATGCAGACCAATTTCAACTACACCTTGCAGGACGCACGGTGTCGCCGCTGGGAGAAGTTCGTTGCAGAGGTCACTTGCAATGACGAAGACAAGGCTGACTATCTGCAAAAGGCGCTGGGGTACTCCATGCTGGGTATGGCGAACGAGGAATGTATGTTCATTCTCCACGGCAAGACCACCCGCAACGGCAAGTCCACCATGCTCTCGGCAATTCACCACCTTCTCGGTGACTATGCTTCTGTGTCCCCCGTGTCGATCATCTGTAAGGCAGAGCGGTCGAAGAACGCCGAAGCAGCGAACCCCATGCTGGCTTCCCTGAAAGGCAAACGGTTCGTCACGATGGCTGAGAGTAACCAGTATGGAAAGCTGGACGAGGAAACAATCAAGCAGCTCACGGGCGGCGAGGAAATCAAGGCTCGGAACCTCTATGAGACTGCTACAACCTTCCTGCCGCAGTTCACACTTTGGCTCTCCTGCAACGATCTTCCAACCGTCAGCGATAAGTCCCTGTTCGCTTCCGACCGTGTGCGAGTGATCGAGTTCAACCGCCACTTCACCGAAGCGGAGCAGGACAAGAACCTGAAAAACGAGTTCCAGACACAGGAAGCTATGCAGGGCATTTTCGCTTGGCTGGTCGCCGGGTACTTCAAGTACAAGCGGTTCGGTCTGAAAATGTCTCCCACCATGAGGAAGGTGGTCAATCAGTACGAGCGTGACAACGACCTGTGCCTGCAATTCCTTGAAGAACGCTGTGAACAGGCTGAGGGGGTCAACACCCGCTCGAAGTCTCTGTTTGACGCTTACAAGATTTGGTGCAAGTCCAACGGGTACTTTGCCTGTTCTGCCAAGCGGTTCAACGCCGACATGGAAACGCACCCTGAGTGGCACGGCGGCAAGGTTATGTATCAGGGCTACCCCGTCTACAAGAACCTCAGACTGAAAGGAGCGTCCTAATGAACCGTTCATGCAATTCTATCCTCTGCCGCTTCGGTATCCACACAGCAGACCCGTATGTTCATATTCAGGTCAAGTGCCGTAATGGTTCTCACCGCTGGCAGAGCAATTATGAAATCTGTAAGCGGTGCGGCAAACGCCTGAGAAAAATTCGTATTGTGAAGGAGCGTCCGTGATGAAGTGGAAAAGGATTAAATGTTTCCTGACTGGTGGACACCGCCTGTACGATAAAAACCTTCAAACCATTCATGACACAAATGGGTATCACTTCATTAACTACTGCGTGAAGTGCGGTAAGGTATTCACTGCGTTCATGGCAGAAGCTGAACTGAATGGCCTGATCGACCGAGACATTGAGCAGTTCAGAAAGGAGAGATTGCATGATTGCCACCAATGAAGAACTCGCCCTGCTGGAAAAGTGGAAGCGAAAACTCTGCTTGCAGGAGTGGCGGATAAAGCTGTTGACCCACCTTCACCCGGAAGAAATGATGGTGCGTAATACCGCAGGCTGTACCGAGTGGTCAGAAGCAATTAAGACCGCTCGTATTGAGATCATCAACCCTGCTTGTTACGGCGACCGCATTGTGCCGTTCAATTTTGAAAAGACGCTGGTGCATGAGCTGCTACACCTGAAATTCTCCTTCTGGTGTCAGAACGAAGATGATGTTGGCGATAGAGTCATGCACCAGATGATTGACGATCTCGCAAGAGCTTTGACGGAAGGGGACAGCGATGATGAAGCCTGAATACTGCCCCGACTATGTGGGCGTTGCCTGCGTTGATGGCACTTGCCCTGTTGCCAACTGTGAAGAATACGCTGAGCGGTGTATGCCTGTCATTTCCAGTTGCCAGAACTGCTTCTATTATAAGGGCTGTGAAGACTGTGCAATCTCTGACGATTGCGACCGAATGGAGGATAAACATGAGTAAAAAGTGTGTATGTGGCAATGAAATGACTCGTGAAGACTGGAAGCACGAGTGGGTCTGTCATCGTTGTGGACGAAAGCGGCCTATCCCACTACCCCCGATGTTCACCGTCTTCATGTGCCGTAAATGTGAACACCTTCTGTATGTCGAGGAAGACGAGGACTTTCCTCAGAAGCTCGGAAAAATCGCTGCAAAATCATGTCCCTGTTGCGGTGAACAGGACGAGGGACTATGGAGACTTCTTGGCAGGGCAGAAGGGTTCGAGGGAACCGTGTTCACGGAGGAAAGCGATGAAGACTGAGAAAAAGAACCTCCGCCGTATTTCCATCGTAGTCACGGCACAGACCAAGGGCAACCTTGAACGGCTGGCGGCGGTCTGCGGGTACTCGGAGATCGGTCGGGTGGTTGACAAGCTCACCCGTGAAAAGATGATCTCCCTCCATGACTTTGAAAGAAAGGAGAAGCACTATGAATGATGTAATGGAGCAAATCAAAACGCTTTCTGCCACCTTGGACGAGGAAACCACCCGCTTTCACCCTACTGGCAGACTGCTGTTGCTGGGTTCCTACGAGAGCGTATTTCTGAAATCGGTCAAGCGCAAGGCTGACCTGTTGGGCATTGACTGTGACCTCACTCAATATCCCTGCCCTCCGTACAAGGCCGTGGTAGTGGACAGAGAAACCGTCCCGTCTGACATTAAGCTCAGCGCCGAGGTTGACATTGACCACTCCTACTCACAGGGAATGTCATCGGTGTCTCAGGCAACTTTGGCGCTCCTGCTGGCATTGGACTTGGTTCACGCTAAGGACATTACCATTGTAGGCCGGGGTCACGCCGTTCAGAACTTGGCAAAGTACCTCACCCTCGGTAACGCAACTGTGACGGTGGCGCACTCCAAAACCAAGAGTCTCTTACAGGCCACAATGAACCGTGATGTGGTGATCTACGCTACGCCGACTATCACGAAGGACATTTCCTACAACACCCGTGATCTGGTCATCGACCTCGGCAACAGCGTTCCCCACCCTGACCGCTTCAACTGCCCCTATGTGAACAGGATTGGTCAGCTCACCGTGAGCGTGTTGCTCAACCGCTTTGCGAGAAAGGAGCATAGGACATGAATGACATTCTGACAACTATCGCCGCCGTTGAATGGATTGTTGTAGGCTGTCTATTCCTCTGGCGACTGCGCCACTGGAACCGCCGCTTTTCGGAACTCTATGACGAGCTACGAAAGGAGATCGACCACGGATAAGGAAGACGCTCACATTGTCATAGCGATGGCAAATCACAACATGAATGTCACCGATGTTGCCCGTGCTATTTTCGCACACAGAAATACCGTTCTCTATCACTTGGACAAGGTGAAGCGGCAGACCGGGTTAGACCCTCGGCGGTTCTATGATTTGGTCGAGCCGGTGAAGATGGCTCAGGAGGTGTTGGAAAATGGGTCTTGATATTACGGTCATAGAACGCAAAGATGTCCGCTGCCCTCATTGTGGTGAGGTCATAACCACGGTAGATGTTGCCAGCACCGACAGCGGTGGTCGGCTTTGGTACGACTTTCTGGAAAAGCTCGGCTACTATGTTCCTTACGAGAAGCGAACCAAGGAAAACGACTGGTATGGTAAGGACATGGTTCTTGACAACGAGCAGGCAAAGCAGCTTGCAGACTACGCCGTGAAGAAAGAGGTCTACAACTGGGACGGCGTGGAGTGGATTGTGAGGGAAGCACTCGCTCATGGGAACAAGGTGGTCATTAACGCCGACTGGTAGTTAGGTGATAAAGGTGATAAAGGTGAGTGTTTTTGCAAAGACTTTTTTCAAATTGGCGTGTTTTGAAAAATTGTTTTTCGTATTTTAGGTGAGTTAGGTGAGTAATCGGGCATAAATGCCTATAACTCTCTCTTATACGCGCGTATATAGAAATAGTTATAGGGAAATGCACCCGATTACTCACCTTTATCACCTTGGCGACTTTGAAAGGAGAAACGACTATGGCAGATGAAATTGTAGAAAAGCGTGGTCGTGGCAGACCGAAGGGTACTGGTGGCAATAAGCGGCCTGACAGAACTGACGCTCTGAGCGTTCACATGGAACCGGGTGAAAATCGGAAATATATTACCCACTCGCTGAGAATGTGGGATTGGGAGACACCCGACATGAAGGAGCCTGCACAGGTTAAGGAACGCATTGGTCAGTATCTTGAAATTTGTGCTGAGGACGATATGAAGCCGAGCGTTGCAGGAATGGCATTGGCTTTTGGAGTACACAGGAAAACATTGTGGGCATGGGCTAATGGTATCGACAGCGACTATTTACCCCCTGCGAGCCGTGACCTTATAAAAAAAGCGTATCAATTTTTGAACGCACAAATGGAAGATTACGCACAGAACGGAAAGGTCAACCCTGTCACGGCGATCTTTCTCATGAAGAACCATTTCGGCTATGCGGACAAGCAGGAGGTCGTGTTGACACCCAACCAGCAGCTCGGAGATCAGGTTCCCGCCGAGGACTTGGAGAAGAAGTATCTCGAAGATGTGGCGGGTGCGTCCAGCGACTATGACCCGGAGGACTGAGCGACTTTCACGACTTTTGCGACTATGGCTTACGACTATGCCGAGCGACTTTGCGACTATGCCGAGCGACTTTACGACTTTCGCCCGAACGACTTTGCGACTTTCCGGCGAGGGTCTGCGACTTTGACAGAGCTGCCGATCTCCCCACGGGGTCGGCGGCTTTTCCTTTCCCCGGCTGATCGGTGGCGGGTTCCATCAGGGCGGCGTGGGCGCTGCCGAGGTTCCGGCCTGATCTGAAAGCGGGAACATTTTTCAACCCTTTATATTGTATAGCTGCCGTATTTGCAAAAAATCTTGATTTTCTTTTATATTTACGCTTGACAAGTAAATGCAAATATGCTATCTTGTATTTACCGAAAGGCAGTAAATGCAAATTGAATTTTGAAAGGGGCTTATATCATGAAAAAGATTTTTGATTTACCCGTTTGCGGTTATGACCGGGCAAAAAGTTTTTACGGAAAAGCAAAAGTTATTGAAACGGACAACGGTGAAAAAGTTTTGCAGTCCTATAATACTTTTGTTTGTCGTATCACGGCGGCGGGGCGGTTCGTTCGTATGTGGGGCGGCTATTCCGCTACTACAATGCGCCATGTAAATAGTTTTCTTTCATTCTATGATATGAACGGCGGCGGGAAATCGTGGTGGGATATGCAACCGGTAGAAACGGAAAAGCCGAAAGCGGCGGATATGACCCCCGCCGAAAGTTTGAAAGCTATGTACAGCCGCCGTTCTGCTAACAGTGTGAATTATTGAAAGGGGTGTATATCATGAAAAGAAAAGAGTTTATCGGAAAATTGACCTATTATGACCGCTTGTGTTGTTCTTGCTATGGGAACCCCCGTTTTTATGGGGAATTTACAAGCGAAAGCGGGGAAATGTTAGTAGGAAAAACCGCTGTAAATGCGGCTTGCGCCTATGGTTTTTTGAATTATCAAAATGAACCCCGAAAAATTATTTATCATATAACCCGGAACGGAAATATCATTTTTGATTATATTACAGTTCTGAAAGGGGCAGCGGATCATGAATAAAAGACAATATTGTGAAAGCCGGGAAAGTATCGCCTATTATAGCGGCTTGAATGGGCTTGAAATTTACCGGGAACGGGTGGAAGAAAATCATTGCATCACCATTTCCAAAAATGCCATTAAAAACAAGTCGGAAATGTTCGTTGATCTGTCAAACGGCGGCGTAAAACAAGTTGGCTATGTTATCACGGGTAAAACAGAGTTTGACAAGGGCGATTATACCGGATACAGCACACAATATATTGATCTATGGATAACAATTCTAACCGTTGTTGATACGGTATTTTAACGGGGGTGTAAAGCATGGTATATGCAAGGAAAAAGCACGGTGGCGCAAGCTGCTATCTGATTTCCCCGGATAATATAGCGGCCTTTATACGCTATGAAACATGGGCGCAAGGGGTTGCAAATTGCTTTTGTAATATCACGGTAAAGCCCTATAAAGGCCGGAAATATAATCCCGCTTTTGTTTGGGTGTGCGTTGGTTGAAAGGCGGTGAAAGCGTGTATTTAATTCTTTTGTTGCTTTTGCTGCCGGTGCAAATCCTGATTGAAATATTGAAATTGAATAAATGAACGCCGCCCCGGTACTATTCCGGGGCGGTTATTTTTGCGCTTTTCCGGCCTGATCTGAACGGCGTTAATGGGTGACGGGGGCGGGGGATATGCCAGCGGCAGAGAGGGCGGGGTAAGCTGAAAAATACCCGCAAAAAAATAAAAAGGCTTATTTACACTTACCTATTGACAATTACATTTACCTATGCTATCTTATATGCAAGAGGTGATCTTATGATGACATTCAAAAACGCAATCGGCTATATCCGAGTCTCCACCGAGCGACAGGCCGATGATGACAAATACGGTATCGAGGTTCAGAAGCAGGCCATTCTTCTCTACGCCAACGACAACGGCTATAACATCGTAGACTGGAAGGTTGATGAAATCAGTGGTGCGAAAGATGACCGTCCCGGCCTGAACGAAATCCTTTATGGGGACGATGTAAGCAACCCTCCCTATGAAGCGGTGATCGTATTCAAGAATGACCGTGTGGCTCGTGATACCAAGCTGTACTTCTACTACCTGTATGTGCTGGAAAAGAAGAACATCAAACTTCTGAGTACGCAGGAGAGCTTCACAGAGGGTAGCGAGTTTGCCAACATCTACCGTGCGCTGTTACAGTTCGTGGCAGAGCAGGAAAGAAAGAACATCGCTCTGCGAACCGGCAAGGGTCGTTCCATCAAGGCTTCCTGCGGCGGGTAC